GGTAAGTTGGGTGGTGCAGGGGTAATGATCCTGTTTTTAGATGTCATTACGCAACTCCCCAATGCAAGCGTTCAAGCTCTTTACGGGCCGCAGCAGCTTCTTCTAAAGTTGTACAAAGGGACGCATAATATTTTTTCTTCTTTGCGGTTATCTCCGCAAGAAATTTTGTTCCCCGTTTGTGCACGCCGGTTACTCCCGTATCACTGTTTTTTCGTACACGTGTATTACGCGCTTGTGTAGGTAAAGATGCCCATCGAGCATTGCCTTGCGTATAGTTGCCATACGGATCTTTTCTATCAAGTGTCTGGTCGCCTACGGGTTCACCCATATCCACAGCAAACGTTGAATAATCGTGCCATGCAGGGCATACCGTAACACCAACAGCGCCATACCGCGCAAAGTCTTTATCCTTGGGGTTATAACATCGCCGCATCATGGCTCGCCATGTGTTGTAGGAAGACTTATTCCATCCGCCGTGTTTGGTAATAGTTTCTTTTAAAAAACAGCCGCAGGAAGTTGTATTCCCTGTAACCAAAGACCCAGAAGGCACATTTACAGTCTTTCCGCACTCACACTGGCAACGCCACAAAACCTTTTTTAAATTGTTTCGCCCTGCACGGGCAAGTACAGTCAACCGACCAAAACGTTCTCCGGTTCTATCTATCAGACGAGGCATATCAAACTCCTTAAAAAGAGCTTGTAGTATACACTGGAATCTGTTCATAGATCAACGTCTGCCGTCAGGACGAATATCTATACGCGGAGCGCCCAACTGCCAGACTGTATTGATCTGGTTAGAGCTTATTTTAAAAATCATCTGGCGACCGCGCATGCGGGTGAAGATCATGCCAGTAAATTGCTCAGTAATCACGTATGTACTACTTTTAGCTACAGGTTGTGATGCCGTGCTTGTTACACCCGAACCTGAGTTTGCCAATCCGTAGAGCGTCATGGTCACAGACGGCACCGCACCAGCGGGGGTGTTCTCCGCATTCTCAAAGGTCAGATCAGGAAGGACGCGCCACACAAAACCAAAATTGTGTCCGTCGCCAATGTCAAACTCTGAGGATGAAATGTAGGCATCAATAGCTGTAGTTGTTCCTGTCTCATTGTTGTTTAGTCCATTCTCGTGAAACACCAAGTTGTTGCTGTACGTAGCCGCTATGGGATAGTCAAGCAAACCAGAGTCAAGCCAAGCTGTGCGCCCCAGATTTGCGCCGTAGTACCAGATTTTCTCTAAGTAGTTATAGATGACGTAACGGTCAATTGTGTTGCTGTTAGCTGAGCAGTAGAACCACCAGACTTCGTTGAAGCCTTCGTTTGTGCCAGCAATTACCTGTGCTGCTTGGGCTTGGTTAAAGTCTTGGAATACGTAACGACGCAAATCGCAGTTAAGCGTTTGCACACGGCCATCGTAGGAGTAAAACTTGTCCACGCCCATCCAATACACAATACCAGAGGCAATCACAGCGGCGTTGGGGCCTTGAATTGAAATGTTGTCACCAAGCAACTGAGGTGCCCAGACGTATGGAGGCCCGAGGTATTGCAACGAATACACACTAGAGTCGGTAAACACTGTAATCTCTTGGCGAGTCTGCACTGTAGCCACAATTTCAGAACCGTGGGATAGCCGGGTAAACCCTGCCTGATTGGTAGGGTCTGGCGTCCAGTTGTAAATATCGTCTTGCGCTGACCAGCGAATCAGCATAGGGTCAAGAATTACACTTCCGTAATCATTACAGCCAAACACAAGTATGAACCGTGAGGAGTCCGACACCACTATACTGTTCTGGATCGTCGGCACGTCAACAATAGTAGACACTGCTCCCGTGCCCGAGGAAGACGTATTAACAACAGCACCCGCGCCATCTAGTAACTTAAATGTTAAGCCGTTTACTTCAAACACATAGTACGTAGTGCCCGCAGTAATACCTGTAGGCAGTGAGCCGCCAGAGAACTTAAGTGCAGCGCCTTCTGTGTACAAAATGGTCGAGGTTACAACTGTGGGAGATGCGTTGGTGAAAGATACCGTACCGCCAAGAGAGTTAAGTAATACACCGCGGGTTGTCAAACCGCTTGTTGCATCCCAATAATAAATTCCACCACCACGAGGGCCGAACACCAAGTCTTCGCCGTAGTTAATTTGACTCCACAGTTGCAAGTTTGTATTAGTAGCATTGCCTGTGCCCCAAGCACCTGACCCCCAAGATCCTGCACCCCAACCGGTCAGAGGCACTGCGAAGGCGGGCCCCGCGTTAAGTTGGTATGCTGCAACGACAGCCGAACCACCCGTGGCTCCCGCCGCGACTACAGATGCTGTTGTGATTGTGTATGTATTGTCTGTAATGACTGTAAGTTGAAACTCGGCATTTAGGACAGATGCGTATGTACCCGTAACACCGCTAAAAGTAACAAACGAACCTGTCGTAGCTCCGTGCGAGGTGGCGGTTACAGTAACTGTCGTTGTGCCGTTACCCGTAAAAGGGTTTGCGCCAAGCGTGGTTGTTATTCTGATAGGCGTGATGTCGTAGTACGCGCCGCCGTTTTGAATGTAGAACTTTGTATTAGTACCAACGCCCACTAAATTAAAGTTGCCAAGCGTTGTCCAATTCCAAAGTGAGCGGCACACACCGTTGTAAGTGTTTGAAGAAATGCGTTGCCAACCGCCAAGAATCTCAGGGTTGCCTTGACGAAAACGAATTTTGTCGCACTCGTACCAGCCACCCTCAGTGGTGTATCGCGTGTTTTCTTTATTCACCCCCGGCTTGAACAGTATTTTTTGTAATGGCATCAGCAGTCCTAGGATAGAAACAGTGCTTTTTCAGCGTCCCTACGCTTTTTTAGCCCTAGCAGTATTTTGCCACCAGCCATGCAATACAGCAAGAGCGCATCGGCTGCGCCTTCCCAATCACCACGGTTTATTTTCATCCGAATAGAAGAACGCTGAAAAGCCCCCACTCCGGCGTTGAAGGCAAAACTGACACACGCGTCGAAAGCGCCTTGACGACCAGATAAAGCGGGAGCAAGTCGTAGAACACCGCGTTCAGTAGGGCCGACATCATCTGCGAATAGTTTCTCGATCTCTTCTTTAGTCCAGACACGGTTGTCCTCCGGTTTCAGTGGCATTTCTTTGCGGATCATTGGGGTGTCTTTACCTTCTACCCGGACTACAGGCAGGCGGATTTGCTCTTGGTACAGCACATGACCATAACCAATTGTCCAAATGTGGGCCGGGCAGAGGTACGGCTTGGTGCGATACCCCTCCCACTGGTGCATCAACTTAGCGCCAGCTTCGCCCAGTTTCATTTCTTGCTCCAGCTTCTTGACCCGAACCAGAATCCAATGATGCCTCCAAGCATAGCCATTTCGTCAGTGCTAAACAGAATATCGGTCAAACGAACCAAGTCTTCCATGTTTGTAACCAAGCTAGGACGAGTGTAGATGTAGTAGGCCATCCAAGCGTTGATGGCGCATAGTTCCAACACAAAAATGTAAGTGACCATTGGGCGAACCGTGCCCACAAAGTTGACCACCCAGCGGCTGGCGTTGTCCATGATCTTCTTGTCGTGGTCATAGGCCGCTACGGTCATTTGCGCGTCTGTTTCCATTGCAATCTGGTCGGTGCGAATTTCCTCAGTCTTTTGCTGGGCGGCGTAGCCCTGCGCCAACATCTGAAGTTGCATCTCCATCTGGACACGGGCAAGTGCTAACTCGTGCCGTTGGTCTGCTTTGTTCTGGAAAAAGTCCAGTAGTTTGGGCAAGCCTGAGATTAACAAACCGCCAAGTGTTGAGAATAGTGAAAGCATCGTTAGTCCTTACATTTAGCTTTGTCTTCATTTTGCATGAGTTTGATACCACTCAGGAACCCAATCATGCCGCCGATAAGAGTAGAAAACGCGGGTGAAATCATCTTGAAAATCTCGGCGTTGTCCACCTCTTTTGCCCACAAACCCAACATAAAGCTGATTACCATAGCCAACACGGAGACACATAGGGTTGTGCTTACCATGAGCGTGACGTACAGCGTCAGTTTTTCTTTCACTTCTATCTGCGGCTTTCTTGACGGTCTGGGTATTGGCTTCTTGGTCATACATAAATGTCCAGCTTACGGTTGGTAAAAATCTCAAGGCTAAGTTGGTTACGCTCTGCTTTTTTTACGTACAACTCAAACTCAAGAGCATCAATTTTGTCGTCTACCTTCTTCATCTTCAGCGCCTGCTTGTAGTCCTCAGTCAGCTTCTCAGCCCTTCGTTCAAGCGCATCAGTCTTGGTCGGCTCGCCTCCCGGCTGAACCATTGGATACCATTTGTACAAGGGCGGAATCATTTCTTTTCGCGCTCAAGTGCATCTTTGTATCCACGAATAACTAGCCCTCTTAACTTGTGGGAGTCAGCGTTACCCGCCCACTCAGCCATATTGTTCCAAATAACAACGTAGTCAGTGCTTTTGCATGAACCTTGGTATTTGACAAGCCAGTCCTCCATCTGTTTGTATCGTTCCGTGGGATCATGAATACTCCACGCAATTAGATAAAAATCTCGGACATGGCAATTGCTCTTTGCCTTTGCCCCGACAAGAATCAGCGGCAACAAAACTAACAAAATAAGCCAGCGCATTCATCATGTCCCTGCCCATACAATCATGTAGGTTCCAAAGATTATGAAGGCGCATATACAGGCGGCTGCAATGATTGCCTCCGCCCAGTCCCACATAATCAGTTAACTGTTACGTCAGTCACAGCCTCTTCAGGCTTGGCTTCTAACGCTGTCTTTAACATTGTGAAGAAGGAGTCCCTTCCCACCTGAAGCTGATCCAACTGAAATTTAGTTGAACCAATCTTGCGCTCAAGGTCTGCAACGTGATTTAGCAACATGGTCTGTTGCTCCGTCATGTCTTCAACTTTGAACTCAACGCCGTCTATAGTTACGATTTGGGGCTGTTGGTTTGCCATATCGTGTTTCCTTTAATGCGCCACCAAGATCGGGTGGTGGCTTCCCGTTATGCTGTCCAAGGCGTACCCGTGGCAGTCACAGGGTTCTTCTGCAAAGCAATATTAGCCGCCAGAGCATCTTCAGTTGCTTGTTTATCAAC